GTTTCGATTCGACAGCCCGCCCTTTCTCGCGTGCAGCTGGAATTTTACGAAATGCAGACCACCCCCACGCCCCCGAAACCGCCTCCGTCGTTGCCGTTTCCTCGTGCAACCTGCTAGGCTACCGAGGCCACCGGCGTTGCCATGCTGTCCATATCTGCTTTCGCAAGAGCCTTAGATGTGCCTCGGCACCTCGTCCAATACCGACTAGATCGGGAATGGGCGCCGATCCTCGTCGGGAAGAAGGTGGACGAGACGCACCCGCTCGCCGACTACCTGTTGACGCTCCCGCCCGATCGCCGTGCGCAGCGCATTTCACAGGCCGACGTGGATGCATTCGTCGCGGCGAGAGAGCGGCAGCGGGACCGCACCGAGGCACCGCCCTCGGAGCGACAGCCGGCCGAGGCGCCACAGGCAAACCGCGTCAAGCGCGGGCAGTATGAGCAGCGCTTCGGCGACGTCGAGACGATCCCCCTGCCAGACGGGACGTTCCTGGAAATCGACGAGCTCCTAGACCTACCCTTCCGCGACGTGATCGATCGCTTCGGCTGGACGCCGACACTGAAAGACCACGCACTCGCCCTGCGCACGCTCGAGGATGTGCGGGACAAGCGCATCCGCGCGGCCGAGCGCGCCGGCAAAGTCGTCTCCAGGGAGCTCGTTCGAACCCACGTGATCAGCACGTTGGACGCATTCGCGCGGCGGCTTCTGACCGACGCGCCGAGTCGCATCGTGCGCGCAGTCCAGGCCGAACCAACCGACGAGGGGCGACCCTACGCTGTGCGCGCCATCCTGGAGAAGGCCCTGAAGGATGGCAAGGCGGACACGATCAAGGTGCTGCGCCGAGTGGAAGATCGGGCCAACGTGCAACCTGACGAGCCCGCAGAAGGGGACGGAGAATGAGCCGCTACGACGCGACCGCGGAAGATATGGCTTGGCTGGCGGACCAGCTCGGCGCCGTGACGGACGAGCTCCCGAGCCTTAGCCCTTCGGAATGGGCGGAGGCGAAGCGCTATCTCCCCCCCACGGCGGCGCAGTTCTCGGGCTACTACTCTTTCAGCGTGACGCCGTACCTCAGGGAGATCCTAGACTGCTTAGATCCTCGGTCGCCCGTGCGCGTGGTCGACGTGGAAAAGGGCGTGCAAATGGGCGTCACCACGGGGACGATCGAGAACTTCGTGGGCTTCACCATCGACCACGAGCGCACCAAACCGGTGATCATGGTGACGGCGAAAGACGATCTGGCGGCCACACGCATCGATCAGTTCATCATGCCAATGCTCTACCACTCGCGGCTGGACCACCTAATCCAGAGCAACGACGAAACGAGCAAGCAAAAAAAAGGGCGCAAAGGGAACCGGATCAACTACGCGGGGGGAGGGTGGCTCCTCGCCGTGGGCGCAAATTCCCCGGTCAATGCGCGGTCCCTGCCCGTGCCGATCGTGCTCCTCGACGAGGTCGACGCGTTCCCGCTGAAGGCAGGGAAGGACGGAGATCCGGTGACCCTTTTCGAGTCACGCGCAAACGCTTTCCATGCGGTCCGGAAGATCCTCGCCATCTCCACGCCGCTCGAGATCGCCACGTCACGCATTCACGCGCGGTTCCTCCTCGGTGACCAGCGCCGATACTTCGTCCCGTGCGTGAAGTGCGGCACGATGCAAGTGCTTCGGTGGAGCGGGCACGACGAGGCCACGGGCGCGGTCTACGGCGTGCACTGGGATGAGGACCCCGAGACGGGCGACCTTATCCCGGGCTCCACTCGGTACGTTTGCCGCAACCCGGACTGCAGCCACAGGCACACGGAGCACGACAAGACTAGGATGCTGGCGGGCGGAGAGTGGCGCCCCACGGCCACACCGAAGGACCCCGCGAGGAGAAGCTACCACCTCCCGGCGCTGCTGTCGCCGGAGGGTTTCGCGTCCTGGGAATCGCTTGTGCAACTCTGGAAAGAGGCATGGGACACGAAGAACAACGTGCCCCGGAACATGGAGAAACTCCAGGTTTTCTACAACAACGGCCTCGGGGAGCCCTTCGAAATCCGCGGCCAGAAACTCACCTTCCGCCAGGTATCAGATCACCGGTTGCGCGATTTCTCCTATGGGCAAGTGCCGAGCGTGTTCGCCGAGAACTTCGCCGGCGGGCCGATCCGTTTCGTCAGTTGCATGGTGGACGTGCACGGCAAGGAACTGATCGTGATGGTCTTCGGCTGGACGAAGCGCCGGGTGGTTTTCCTGCTGGACTACTGGCGTTTCAATGGTGGGGAGGCTTCCACCGAGAACATTGACAACCCGGACACCTGGGGTAAGCTACGCGAGGTAATCGAGCAAAAGGTCTACACGGCCGACAATGGGGATCGGCTCCGCCCCACGATCACCTTCGTGGATTCGAGCTTCCTCCCACACCAGGTTTATGACTTCTGCGGACAGTACGCGGCCGGGGTTTTCCCGATCAAGGGCGTTGCAGGCGGGCGCATGCGCGGCCGTGCGTTCGCGACGAAGTCACATTCCACGGGTATCGACTATGTGGAAGTTAACGTCGACTTCTACAAGGATCGGTGGGCGGCATCCCTCCGCCGGGACTGGGACCGGTCGCAAGAGCAGCCAGAATGGCGGCTTAATGTCCCGTACGATTGCGCAAATAACACGCTGCAAGAGCTCACCGCCGAGACCAAGCGGGAGAAGGTCAACGTGCGGACCGGGCAGTCCGTGGGCTGGGAATGGCATCGGCGCAGCACGAATGCCCCGAATGAGCTTTGGGACGGATTATGTTACTCGGCCGCGTGCCTCGAAATGGTTGCCGTTGATCTCTCCCCTGAGGATGAGCGCGGGGACGTGGTCATCGACTGGACAGCCTTCGCCGCGGCGTGTGACGCCGGGCAATTTCTCGCGGAGTAGCGCATGAGTGCAGAGGACGAACAGCGCGCATTGGACCGGGCAAAGGCGCGGCTCGTCGCCCTCGACGACGCCCTCGACGCGCTGGCTAGCGGCGTCCAAGAGTACAGCCTGAACACAGGGCAGACCACGCAGCGCGTGACGCGCGTGGACATGGACCGCCTCCAGGCGTCCTACGATGCCACCCTGAACCGGATCGCCATCCTAGAGCAGCGGCTCGGGATCGTGTCTGGGACGCACTACGCGGAGCCTTCCACATGAGCATTCTGCAGAACCTGGCGCGCATTCTCGGCGCGGGCGCTCCGGCCATTTCGCACGGCACCATCCAGCCTCTAGCCTTCGGCTACGGGCAAGGTTCCCCGTGGACCGGCGACAAGTTTCGCGGGAGCTTCGGCACTACGGATTGGCTGAACACGATCGATCTGCCGACCCTTCGCGCGCGCAGCGCGCAGGTGGTTAGGCGCTCGCTCTATGCCCGCGGCCTCGTGGGGCGCCTCGTCGACAACGAGATCAACACGGGACTCGAGCTCGAGGCCACGCCCATTGCCGAGCTCATCGGCATGGACGAGGACGACGCGACGGAGTGGGATACCAACGTGGAAACGCGGTTCACCCTCTGGGGTAACGACGCTTCCATGTGCGACGCGCAGGGCCTTCGGACCTTCGGGGCGCTGCAGGCGCATATCCGCAGGGAAGCGATCATCGGCGGTGACGTGCTGGTGATTCTCGACGTCCACGCGCAGGCGAAAACTCCGGTGATCCGCCTCGCCCCTGCCGAGTCTGTCAGCAACCCGATGGGCTACAGCCCGCCACCGAACCGCACCGTAACGGACGGCGTCGAGGTGGACGTTGCGACAGGGAACGTGGTCGGGTACTGGGTGGCGCAGACGAAGCGGACCGACGAGCCGCAGCAGCACACGTTCATCCCGGCGTACGGCAAGGCCTCCGGCCGGCGCATCGCGTGGCTTGTCTATGGAAGCCCTCGGCGCCTTGGCGAGTACCGCGGGGAACCCCTCTTTGCGACCATTTTCCAGTCCATCCAAGAGATCGACCGGTACCGCGACGCGGCCCTACGGAAGGCCACGCTTAACGCGATGCTGGCGATCTTCCTGGAGAAGACTCAGGAGAAGCCCGGAAGCAAGCCGCTCACGGGCGGCGCCGTTCGCCGCGGCGATGTCCAGTATGCCGACACGACGCCGGGCACGGCGCGGAAATTCTCGGTCAATCAGTACAACCCGGGCATCGTCCTGGAAGAGCTACAGGTCGGAGAGAAGCCGAACGCCTTCGGGTCACAGGGAACAGATATTGCGTTCCGCGACTTCGAACAGGCCATGCTCCATGCCATGTCCTGGGCCTACGGCATCCCTCCGGAGATCCTGCTCCTGAGCTTCAACAAGAACTACACCGCCAGCCAAGCCGCCTTGAACGAGTTCCGCATGTACCTCATGCAAGCTCGCCAGGACTTCGGCGATCAGTTTTGTGGGAAGGTCTATCGCGAGTGGCTCTTGTCCGAGGTCCTCACGGGGCGCATCGTCGCGGACGCGTGGCTGCGGGCGCTCACGTCGCCGGCACGCTACGCCGAGGCAGGCGCCTGGACCGCGTGCGAGTGGAGCGGCCCAGCGAAGCCGACTACGGATCTGCTCAAGGCCATGAAGGCGGCAGAGATCGCGATCCGCCTCGGCGCCCAGACCTTCAGTCAGGTAACCCGCGAGGTGTTCGGGTCCAGCTTCCGCAGCAACATGCGGAAGATGCGGAGCGAAGTCCCGCTCTTGAAAGAAGTGCTGGACGGGCTAGGTATTTCTTTCTCAGGTGTTGCACAAGGAACCGAACCCGTGCAAACTGACCCCGGGGACGGTTCTATGGTGGACGATTCCGACGTGGAAACGGACGACATGGAAACCCCCGAAGAGGATGCGGTAGAATGATCCCCAGCCTGCTGATGATTTCCGAGACGGCCGCCGAGGCCATCGCTGCTGCGATGGCGAACGGCGCGCACGCGTTCAAGGCTCCACAGGCAAGCGACATTCAGCCCGTGGTCTCTGGCGGCGTCGCCACGATCCCGGTCAAGGGCGCCCTCTTCGCCGAACCATCATGGATCCACGCCCTCTTCGGGCTGGATTGCACCACGTATTCCGGCCTCGGAGACGCGCTAGCGCGCGCCAACAACGACCCGCGCGTGAGCTCGATCCGCCTCGCTGTAGACAGCCCTGGCGGCGACATGAAGGGCCTTTACGAGTTCATGGACGCTGTAGCATCCAGCCCCAAGCGGGTGGACGCGGAGGTGGTCGGGGACTGCTGCAGCGCGGCCTACGGCATCGCATCGCAGTGCGCCAGCATCACGTCATCGAGCGACGGGAACACGATCGGAAGCGTCGGTGTCCGCACCGTGGCGATGCGCCCAGACGGTCGCGTGGTCCACGTAACGAGCTCGGCCGCACCGAAGAAGGTTCCGGACGCCGGGACCGATGAAGGCATTTCGGCGATCCGCGAGTACCTCGACCAGCAACACGAGCTTTTCGCCGGGCGGATTGCACGAGGAAGAGGAACCACGGTCGACGCCGTGAATCTGGGCTATGGTCAGGGCGGGGTGATGACGGCGGCAACGGCGCTGCGCCTCGGCATGATCGACCACATCAAGACAACGGCTCAACGGGGAAGCGCACACGGCGCGTCTGCGGGGGGCGCAAATGGGAGCGAATCACACATGGATCTAAAGGAACTCAAGGCGGCCCATCCGCTCCTTTGCGCGGAGCTGGTAGCAGAGGGCGTTGCGCAGGAGCGTGAGCGCGTCGCCGCGCACGTGCAAATGGGGAAGGAGTTCGGTTGCACCGAGCTTTCCCTGCAGCACATCGAAGCGGGCGCAGACTTCGGCCCCAAGGTGACCGCGGCGTACATCGTCGCCGGGAACCGCTCGCGAGAGCTCTCCGCGCGTGACGCGGACGGGGCTCCACAGGTAAACGCAGAGGCGCCCGTCGCAGCGGACCCCCGCGCGGCCGAGGATGCCAAGATCGTCGCGGCTTTCGACGCACTGAAGGGACGATAACAGATGGCCATCACAACCACTCAACTCAACTCGCGCCGTCTGATCCTCGACGAGTGCGTTAACCAGGACGAGACCCTTAGCGCGGCGGGTGCCCTCACCTACGCGGAAGGCACCGTTCTCGGCCGTATCACTGCCTCAGGGAAGCTCACGCACTACGCCAGCGGCGCCAGCGACGGCAGCCAGACCCCCGTGGCGGTCCTCGAGGCTGCCTACACCTTCGCCGGCGCTGGCGATAAGCGCGTGCGCCCCATCGTTTCCGGGCATGTTCGGGCGGAATCCGTCGTGCTTCACGGTGTCGGCGCTCTAACCGTGGCCGTGTCGGACCTCCTGCGGTCCTACGGTATTGTCCCCGTCACCTCGGCAGAGCTCGCCGATCAGGAGTCTTAACCCATGGCCGATCTGAATCCGACCACTCGCATCCTCCAGGCGTTCGACGAGGTCAAGGAAGTCCCCTCGTTCCTCGCTTCCATGTTCACCTTCGACGGCACGGTGCAGACGCAGCGCGACATCGAATGGGATGTCCGCCGAGGCGGCCGCGACGTCGCCGTGCCCGTGCCCACTCTCGCGAGCGGGGGACGCGCAAACCAGGTGAACGTGTTCACCAACAAGCACGGCGAGGCGCCGGTCTACATGGAAACCCTAGCGGCGACCGTGTACGAAGGCGACCGACGGGCCATGGGCTCCAGCATTTACGACCCCGTCAACGTGGTCGCGAATGTGATGAAGACCGTGTCAGATGGCGTCGGCCTCATCGCCGCGAAGATCCGACGCTCCATGGAACTCCAGGCGTCGCAGATCCTCTCGACCGGGACGATCACCCTGGCGGACTCCACCGGCGCGACCGTGTTCTCGCAAAACTACGGGATGCGTGGGGCGCACATTGTGACGACCGGCACATCGTGGGCGACCTCGGCCACGTGTACCCCGATCACGGACATCGAGACCGTGTCGCGGGTGGTCAAGGCGAACTGCGGTCGCCGCGTCGTTCGCTTGGTCATGGGCTCGAACGCCTACCGCTACTTCCGCGAGTCGACGCAGGTTCAGAACCACGTCAACAAGAACCTGTGGAACATTTACGCGCCCCCCGTCGGCGTGCCCGACTACCGCCTGGAGACCGGCAACTACTGCGGGATGCTGACCGTTGACGGTACCAGTGTGGAGATCTGGACCTATGACGGTGCGTACCAGAACCCCAACGGCGGCGCGGAAACGGCCTACGTCGGGACCGACAAGGTCCTTTTCATCGCCGACGCCGAGCGCCGGATCATCGTCGGCGGCATCCCCCGCCTTCGCCCCATGGACGCGATCTTCAACGGGCGAATCCCGCAGACGATCAAGGCCACGGGCCCCGGCGGTTACGCCATCGATCTGCATGCGTACGTACCAGAGGACGGTCTCTCCGCCGTAGTGCAAATGGGCTGCCGCCCAGTGCTAGTGCCGGTCGCGCTCGACTCCTTCGCCATCCTGGATGTGGTGCCGTAATGGCGAAGAAGGTGGAACACGTGGAAGCGGCAGCCCCTGAGGTTGCCGCCCCTGTGGCCCCCGAGGAGGCAGCGCCCGCAACGGTTCCGGCGACGGAAGCGGGGCGGGTGCCGGTCGTCCGCGAGGGCGGCAGCATCCTCCACAACGGGCGAGTCCTCGCCCCCGGTGAGTCTGTCGGGAATCTCCCGCCGGCAATCCTCGAGGCAATGGACAAGGCGGGACGTGTGGAATGGGTCTCCGCGCAGACGCAGCCCGAGACTTCCGCCTAATCGCGGAAAATCTCGACGAGTTCGGGATATCCGCAGAGGTGCGGAGCCCGACCGGTCAGACGGCAACCCTTGTCGGGCTGTCGTCTGACGTCGCGCTTGCGCTCGACGCGAACACAGGCGCGACGGTTTCGGCCCCCCGCGCTTCCGTATCGTTTGCATTCGGCGCATTCACGGCGGCGGGCCTCCCGCTTCCGACCGGCCCGAAGAGCCCTGCGGCTACCCCGTGGAAGCTTCGGATCCAAGAGCCCGGCGCCTTGGCGCCCGTGGTCTACGCGATCACTGAGACGATCCCCGACGCCAGCATCGCCGGCGTGACTTGCATTTTGAAACGGTACGATGGCTCTTTCTAGCCTCATTTCTGCTGACGATTGGTGGGACCAGCTGGTACGCGCTGTGGCGGCGACGCTCGCCCTCGACACTGCGGAACAGGTGCGCCTCGCCACTGCGGCCGGCGCCGTGGATCCATCCTGGTGGAACTTGAAGGTCTACCAAGAGCGTGACGAGCGCATGGCGGACCTCGTCGACGGCGACTTGACGCCGGTCGTGTCAGTTTCCCTGCGGAACGTCCAGACCACACAGCACACGAGCGCCGGAAGCGCGAAGCACGCGGTCACTATCTCGTGCGATTGCTACGGCTTCGGCCGGTCCGACGAACAGGATCCGCTCGGCAGCTACAACGCCGCACGCTACGCGCGACGGGCGGCAACGCTCGTTCGGAATATCCTGGATTGCACCGAGAATCGAGGCTTCGGCATGCGCCGGGCCGTGGTGGATCACATCGTCCAAGGGGCGGACATGTTCCACGACTCGGAGGATCCGAGCGGAACTTACGCCATGGCCGTGGCACGCGTGACGCTCAAGGCGGATGTGCTACAGGCAAACATTGATCGGGAGCTGCAAGCTCTCTCCGCGCTCGCCCTGACTTGCTACAGGGAAAGCGATGGTCTAGTCTACGTGCAAGAGGAGTTCACTCTATGACGATCGACGTAACCGCTCGCGCACGCGCCACCGGCGTTGCCGCGACTTACAAGAATTTTGCCGCGGGTTCCATCCAGAACGTACCCCAGAAGATCGTCGTGATCGGGCAGGGCACCACCGTTGCGGCAACCGCCAACGCGTACCCGAACACTAAGCAGCGCATCACGACGCGCAGCGACGCGGCCCAGTTCGGCTACGGCTCGCCCATGTGCGCTTCGCTCGAGGAACTCTTCCCTGTGTTCGGCGACGGCGCCGGTACGGTCGAGGTCTACGCGATCGGCCTAGATGACGCGGGCGGCGGCGTAGTTGCCACCGGTACGATCACCGTCACCGTTGGCACCATCGCGGCCCCGTTCGCATTCCGCGCGCGCATCGGTGGAGTGCTCTCCGACTGGGTTTCCGTCACTACGACCAGCACGCCCACGACCATTGCCGCCGCCCTCGACGTGGCGATCGATGCCGTCGTGCGCATGCCGGTGATTGCATCGCCAGCCGTTGGCGTCGTGACCCTCACCGCCAAGTGGAAGGGCGTCACAGGCAACGACATTGCGATCGAAGTCGTCGACGTTCCGAATGGAAGCGGCGTGACCTTCGCCGTGGCCAACATGTCGAGCGGTGCCACGAACCCGGGGATTGACACAGCCCTAGCGCTCATCCCTGAGGACGACACTACGATCGTGGTCAACCTCCTCGGCGAGGATGCGACGGCGCTACCGTTGATCTCCACCTGGGGCGAGGCTCGCCGTACTTCCCTGGTGAACCGTCCCGCCATCGCCGTCTATGGCGACCGGACGCTCGTCCCCGCCACTGCAGCGACGACCCCTGACAGCCGCAAGACGGACCGGACCAACGTCAAGGTGAACGTGCCGGGCACGCCCTCCCCTTCGTGGATCGTGGCCACGGAAGCGGCCCGGCAAATCGCCGTCACGGCGCAGAGCAACCCGGCCTACGGCTACAGCCTCCTGCCCCTGAACGTGATTCCTGGCGCATCCTCGGACCAGCACACCTACGCCGAGCGCGATCTGCTCGTCAAGGCGGGCTGCTCCACCACGGAACTGCGCGATGGCGTGATCGTCCTCTCGGACGTGGTGACCATGTGGCACCCGACCGGTGAGGATCCTCCCGCTCACGCGAAGGTCGAAACCTGGGCCAAGCTCCTGCAGATCACCGGCGCCTACCGCGACGCGTTCGACACTCGCGAGTGGGCGAGCGCCCCGATCATCGCCGCGGGCCAGGCCACCACGAACCCCGCAGCCAAGTCCACGGGCAGCGCGCTTGCACTCAGTGCAAAGATCATCGACAGCGCCGCACTTCAAGCTCTCATCGCAGACCCGAAGTGGAGCAAGGCCAACCAAACGTGCGAGATCAACTCGCAGAACCCTGACCGCCTCGACCTCCGGGTGCCGGTCAAGCTCTCCGGCAACGGCAAGATCTACGACACGGAAATCCTCTTCGGTTTCTACTACGGAGCGTAAATCCACATGGCAATCTTTTCAGGACCCC